CTTCCTGCCGTTCTGCTGAACGTAGGCCATGTTGTTTCCAATTGCAGCTGGCAAAGCACTGGTGTGAGCTGCCCAGTTCGAGATCTTCTCTACACTGAATGAGAACGGTGTGACTGTGGTGTCATCACGGTTACCGAACATCTGGAAAACTCCACCACTGGTTCCAATCGTCAGTCTTCGTCCTTCCTGGAGCCACTCGATCTTGTCCACAGTATCTGAAGAAATCATGAGAGAGATCGCATTGTCCGAGTAGATCTGCTCTCCCATGATGCTTGCACCGGATGTGTTGAACTTGCCGGTCTGGACACCAAGCGGCTCCGAGGAAGCAAAGTTGTCGAAGTCTCCTGATTTGGAGAAATGCACGGTCTGAGGCTCATCGAGAGTTCCTGCGAAAACAAGACGCTGCTGGAAGATCTGAACGCATCTCGGAAAACCTGAAGACTCGGAGAAGGATCCAAGTGCCCACTCAGTCGAGGAGCCGTCATAGGCCAGGTGCTCGTTGACCGTGCAGACAACTACGGTCGTGCTTGTCACCGAATCCACTGTTGCATAGCCCCACATGATCTGAGGTGCTATCTCACTGTTGATCCTGATGATCCTGCCTACATCGGAATTTCCGCTGCTTGCAGAGAAACCAACATCATCGTTGATCCCGGTCGTGGAACTGAAAGTCAGAGTCACCTTCGAGTTCTTTGGAATGAACTTCTTGAAGAACTTGATGTCCTTTGAAACAGAACCGATCCACTCAACCGGATCTCCAGTCTTGTCAGTGGAAAGCTTAAAAGTGTTCGTTGTTGCAGCAACCACATAATAAAGAGTCCCTGCAGTCAGGCTCTGGATCCCGCTAAAGGAAATTGTGTGTGTGGGTGGCCCAGTAGATGTTACACCAGTAATATCAACAGGTTCACCTCCTTTCGTAAGAGAAAGCTTGATCGTATTGGCTGCCTTATCAACCACATAATAAGTTGCCGAAGTTGACAATCCTGTCGGCAGAGTATTAGTCGTTGTCAACTTAACAACATTTCCGTTCTCAAGCTCATGTCCATTGATCGTGATAGTGTCGGCACTTGCATCAACATCCCCATTCACAAAAGTTGCAGTCTGTTCACCCTCACCTCCGCGATAGAAGATCTGCTGCCCATTGACGAGAGGATGAGCGACCATAGTGAAGGAATGATCGGTATAGTCTGCATTTGCTCCGGAGATCTCTCCAATCAGCTCGAACCCATAGTCCTTATAGAAGATCTTACGGGTTCCAGTCCCTACATCCGTTATAGTTAAAGCTGTCCCTCCATAAGTGGTTGCCATCTTGAAATCATCAAGAGTTGCATTAACAACAAAATATTCAGATTCAGTTCCGAATGTGTCAGAACCACTTCCATAAGCAGGAAGATCACTGCCAGTAAATTTAACTGTCTGACCATCAACCAGACCATGATTGACTACCGAGATTCTGTTTGTAGAAACATTTACATCTGCATCCACTAAAGTCTTGATTTCTGCATCAACCGAGTTCCTCGAAACCGTCACCGTTGTGGTCTCGGTGTTCACAGGCTTGTAAGGCCCATCCTTGAGTGTGAGTGTGGATAAAACCCAGTTGGTATCTGCCGTTCTCTTCAGCTCCCTTGGTGCAAAATCAGGATGGGAGATGAAAAGCACATCCGCAGACTGAGTGAAAAAGAGATCATCCAGGTCCGAAGTCGTATAGGTAGTCAGTTCCTGATAAGGCTCGACAAACGTCCTTGTGCCCGATCCTGCAGAAGTGAGATTCTGTGCAGTTCCAAGAACATTGTCTGCAAGAGATAAACGGATGGCTGCACCAGAGACGTAATGAATAAAGTACCTCTGGCCGGTGATCAGACCTCCGGGAGCTGCTGCTCCTGCTCCAAGAGTCAGGTAGACATCGTCACCAACTGAAAGTCCATGACCAGTGCCTGAAAGAGTGATTGTCTGAGTTGAAGTGTTGACCGAAGAGATGTCACCGTTTGCAGGAAGTGCAGCGGTCAGGATGTTGTCAGTCCGGTAGAAGCGGACATAGAGATTCCCGAACTCCAGCACATAGCTTTCACCCTGGCCGAAGTTGAACGGAACCAGACGGACATCTGCATTGTCCTTCGTCTTTGAAACGAAGAAAGTCCCAGGTCTGCGGGTTACCGATCCTTGAGGAAGAGGGATGTAGTTCTCACAAACCTTGAGAGAACTCTTGTAGGAAGGCAGATCGACATATCCCTGCATCCTCGGAGATATCTGTCCATCTGCAAAAGAGGTCTGGACTGCCTGAATCCGAGGCATTACCTCCTCGCTTCAATGAAAATATCTGCATAGATCGTGTTTACATAGGCTTTCTCAGCACTGTCCACGCTTCTGGCTTCAGACAGCGTCTGATTGTACCTTGCAAACATATTGTCCCTCAGTTCCGGACGGCCTGTGAGAGCCTCCGCAATCTCGGATGCCAGTCTGAGGCCGATTGCCTGAATCAACAGGGAATCAAACTCGTTGGGATCCTCGATCCTCTTGACGTACTTGATCCAGGCTTGCTCTGCATCGGTAACGATAAACCCGTTCTCGACGTGGTGCTCCTTGTCCCAGTCATAGAGATCAATGAGCCTCAAACAGTCGCTGGGAAGCGCATACCGATACGAGAACTCCCAAACCGGATTGGTCGATGACCTTGCAAGCTTGACCCTGGTAACTGCACACGACCAGGGGTGAGCACGGAGCACGGAATCACGCACATCGTTGAAACGAAGATTGCAAAGCCGTGCCCGTTCGTTGTTGTCGCTCAAACTGGAGATCTTCTGATCCCCAAGGTTGGTGAGACCGATGTTGCAGATCTCTACGACACTGGTCATTAATCTACAGTGTAGAAAATTTCCAGAGAGATGCTTCCAACAGCATCCGTTACGGCATCCTGAAGTTTAACCTTGACATCCAGAAGACCGCCTGGATCAGATGACTCAGATGCCACATAGTCCCAGAGGGCCGTCTGACCTGATGCAAAATCCTCAAGAAGAGAATTAGAACTTGCAGTTGCTACCGAGACACCGTCAAGAAGACCATTCGGATCATCTGCATTCGCAAGGTTGCCGTCTACTGCATAGACACCAACATCCGCAGTGGCACCAGAGGCACCGATGTTGTCCCAATAAAGAGTGGAACTCGGCAGAATGACTGCATTCGATGGCAGTCTTGCCAGGTGATATGTCGAATTGATGCTATCGTCATTGTTGGTTTCAACAGAGTCGAATGTGCAACGGACCCGACCATAATGATAACGGGAGTCCACAAAGGTCTGCTTTGTTGCCACCAGATCGGTGGTCTTTGTTCCTACTAAATTTACTTCGGCCATAACTTACTCCATTCAGCTGGCGTTGATAAAAAGGCAGCCACTCACCAAGAGCAGCTGCCAGGGGTTACTGGTTACGCTGGGTGACAAGCAATCGAACAGACTTTCTCTTCCTGCAGACGGACGGATCCGACTGTCATCGAGAAATAAACATAGGTGCTGAAACGCTTGTCGGCACGTTCTGTGATCCGGGCACGAATATCATCCCACACACAGAATCCCATCCCTTCGCGATGCCACATCATGACGAGCTGGTCATCAGCAGAATCGGTGTTGAGAAGTTCTGTACGGATGAAACGCATTCCCATGAACTCAGAGATCTCACCGGATGCCAACTGGCGAACCTGACCCATATCGGCACCCATCGCAGTTCCAGGGGCTCCACTGGTGATCGTGATCGTTCCACCATGCTTGTGACCAAATGAGATGTCACTCAAGAGGTGAGCAAGCTGTAGTGAATTCACTGCAACGAAAATGTTCGGATTGCCTTCCAGATCATAATCGTCACCCTCACCTGCATTGATCTTCTGACGGGCTTCCAAAAGCTTGGAAATGGTCAGACCGCAGTCACCTGTAGAGTTGCCGTAAGTTGCTGAACCAATTGCAACGGTGTTCGACAAAGAGGCAGATCCAGATCCGTCTGCACCCGTGGAAGCTGTTCCACTGAGAGCATCGAGGATCTCGTTATCGATCGCTCTTCCCATTGCACTAGCTGCGTTTTGAGCATAAACCGATGTGGGATCGATCAGCATTCTGACGCGATCGACATCATCGATCATATCGCCCCAGTCATAGGAGACCGGAGTTACTCTGCGCCTTGAATGCGGGGTATCGATCTGCGGGGAATCCGCATGTCGGGAGGTCACCTTCTGGGCGGTTACCGAACCGATCCGCTCCATGTAGACCTCTTCTCCCCTCTTGCCGGTTTCAACCATAGTGGCATTCCGCAAACGGGATGCCCTCTGCTGAACCAGAGAGAGGATGTTGTCTGAATACTGCTTCGTAAAAGCAGTCGTGATATTAACGGACATAAATACTCCAATGAGTTTGGGTTGGTTTCCTGCCAAATCATTGGAGTTGTCCGTATAAACGGGCTCCGGGCCCTTTTAGCTCTAGGGTTCTCGAAGAATTGTCCGAGGCCGTAAAGTGCGGGCAGGCTTAATTTACCTGGGACTATCCCAGTTTGGGACTAGCCCAGATACTGATACAGTTGCGTCATTTCCTTTACTGCCTCCGCATGCTTTGGATGGTTTGCACTGCGGTAAGCGATCATAAAATCCTGATCGGAGTTTAGTTCCTTGATCTTGGACTCTGCGGTTGCGGGAGACATCCCGCCGATTCGTCCATCGTCACCGGACATCAGCCGGTGATCCTCACTGAGGAACCTTCCAATCCTTGAAAACATCTTCGTCAGACCAGGATGATTGCCGAACCCTGATTCCTCCATCAGCTTGACAGTATCCTTGTCTGCAAACTGAAGGAATGCCCTGCGGGCTAGTTCAGAGTTCTTCTGATAATCATCACCCCATTCATTCGATAGATCCTTGGTATACTTCAGCTGTTCTTCCTCATAGGACTTTGCAGCCTTCTCGTTCTCCGAGTTGGCAAGTTCCCCCATGTAGTTGAACATCTTCCCGGCCTGATCCTGAGATAAGCCGGTTGTGTGCATGAACTGCCTGAAATGATCCGGGGCTTCTCCTCCTAGCTGATAATCCTCCGGCTTCTCAGGGCGGCCCAGCCGCTCATAAACTTCCGTCAGATCACCGCCATTCGGGACTCGAATCAGCTCCTCTCCAGGAGCACCCAGCTTCTTCACGGCATGGACGTAGCTCTTGGCTAGATCATTCCAGTCCTTGAAGTTTCTGAGGGACGGTTCATTCCTTAATTCCACTGGTAGCGCATCCGGATTGAAAGATCCAACACTTTCTTGTCCGGTTCCGGGTATCGGGGTTTCACCCCCTCCCAGAATAGAGCCTAACGGTGGTGGAGCCTCCGGTAATGCCGGAGCCTCAGTAGTCTCAGTAGTATTAGTAGTCATCTCCGAGGTCGCGGTCTCGATCATGCGATTGTCTCTCTAGTTGTTCCAGTTCTGCAACACTCACACTCAAAAACGACATCAGATCCGTTACTACAGAACGCCTGCCGTCATTGTAGTGTGTGTGGTAAGGATCTCCGGGCACCATTGCACTGGAGAAGACGAAATGCCTTCCGCAGAGATCCGCGAGAACACGCTTCCCGGCATCCGTGCCGAACGTGAGCTCATAGTCAGCCTTAAGCTGTTTCTTCCGCCTTAGCAAGGTTCAGTGATGCCTGTGAGCGGTTCCGGTCTGCCATCGATACCAGATTATCCGCCTGTGCTACTGCCATCTGTTCCTGCATCTGCGTGTTCACCGCCATCTGCTGGGCTTCCGCTTCCATCTCTGCTGCAAACTCCTCCTCAGTCTTGAATACAGACGGAGGCACCCTGAGTATCTCTGCTGCTATGGTTGCAACCCGAGCAGGATCAATCCTGCGGAGTACCGATGGATCAATCTGGGCCATTGGCGTCAAAAACTGAATGAGGGCACTGACCGAAGTCATCTCGCCTGCCCTCTGGGCAATTCCTACAGGATTCGTGTACTCCACCTGGAAATCCGCTTCAATCAGCATCTCTGGAGGTGGTGGAAGCATCTGGTTCTTTACCATAATCGTCAAAGTCCGATCCACCAATGGTCCGAGAAACTCAACCTCCTGGCGAGATACAATCGGGCCGAGTACAGAGAGACGGTCACGCTGCCTCTGCATGATCTCGGTCGCAGAAAAACGGAGTACGTCACCATCAGGTGCAGTTGGTCCGGGAAGCTCAAGAAGGTCAAGGTAGAACGAACGGTTTATTGCGTCCCTGACCTGGCCCATCTTCGCTTCGTTCAAGTCCGGCCTTCCTCGAGTCTCCAGAGGCATGATCCGATCATTGGGGCCCAAACCAGCCCTGAAATAGTTCAGCCCGCCTGGTGTCGTTCTAATGGGAGAGAGGAATCCATCATCAGGCACCAAAAGTGGCGGGTCCACCATCTTCGCAAGGGATTTGAGCCCCAGTTCCTCCATCTTGTTCAGCATCCTCACATCTGCAAGAGCCTCGATTCCAGGACCGCGGCCATAAATCTCCTGAGCCTGACGCTCCCATCTGCTGCACACATATGGAAACTGATCGTAGCCTGAAACAGAAAGAATTCTCTTCTGGTCATGAAGCATGTAGACACTCATCCAAGGCATGTTCATCGACCCTGCCTCACCAAAGTTCCGGTCCTTCCGAGGCTTCACAACATGCAGACAGGAAAACTTCTTGTAGGGATTTCCCTCCATGTACGACTTGCTGACCGATTCAGGCAATACCTCGATTCCAAACTGCTCCACCAGGGCCTTTGCAGTGTGCTCGAACTTCCGGTAAACCGTATCCACACGGCCCAGATGATTCATCTGCAGAAAACACTCGCCTAGATGAAAGGTCCGGAACATCGGACCCTGACCAGGCTCATCATAAACCATCATCACACCCGTCCCGAATGCACCCAGATCCAGATAGAACTCATGGGATGCAGGATGAAAATTCGAGATAGGACGGTTGAATACCTCGATCACAAGACGCTGAGACTCCTCCAGCCAAAGCTGAACATCACGGTCCTGCATCAAAGGTCTTGGAACCGTCAGCTGAAACCAGCTCGTCTGAGCATTTGTGAGTGTGTTGTGGAGACCTGATGCAAACCTCGTTAAAGCACGAACTGCAGTGCCCTCGAAGATCTTGTTCCTGCGCTTCTCGCCAGGAGCATAACTCGCATTGAAATCGGCCCTCCGGGGAATCATGTGCTCTGCAATATCCTGCCAGTACGACTCCCAGTTGTGACGCTCCGTCTCAAGCTCCTGAAATTCCTGGGAAAGCTGCTTCGACAGCTCCTGCTCCTCTGGAGAAGGAGACGTATTCTCGGGTGTGAATTCAGCCACTATGACCTCATGCGTAACCAGTTAAAGAACGTCCAGTACCCTCACCAAAACCACCCTTGGTCAGCTGAGTCTCTGCCCTGCCGTAACGGCCTGCAAGCATCCTTCTGATTCTTGCCAGACGATCACGCTCCGACATCTCTCCAGGCTTTGCAGCACCCGACATCAAAGCTGCTGCCTCCTCAGAGGTGTCAGGTGCCTCTCCCGGTCCAGATGTCACTGTTCCACCTCCACCATCATCCGTAGTTGTCGTGGTCGTTGTGTTATCACTCCAAACATCTTCCTCATTACCAATCATCTGCCTCTTCCAATGCTCTCCATACTTCTGAATATTTCCACCGAAAAGAAACTTGTTAAGCTCATCACCAGTTTGGGATAAGCCCTTCAAAGCAAGCCCAATCCCGCTCCTTTGATCCATGCCAACCAAAGTATCCATTGAACCCTTAAAAGCACTCATTGCCGTCCCAAACGTTCCACCGCCAGGCTTCAACCAGTCCTGTTCAAGATTGAGCGTCCCAATATCCGTGTTCAGGTTTCCCAACGAACCTCCCTCTATGCTCATCCAGTCCGGCATGGACGGAGCATTCAGATTCGGATGCAACGATGGTATGTTCGGAGTACCCGTCAAAGCAGGGTTCAGCCCCGGCAAACTCGGCTTGAACTGTGTTATGTTGTAGTTCAGATTCGGAGTAGGTGCTACTCCTGCCGTGATATTCTGAAGATTCTCAGATCCAGTGAAGGTCTTGCCTATAACTCCTGCAGTTTTTTGAAAAGCCCTAACCATTTTGCTGAACTCGCTCATAAATCCCTCTAGTAAAGATACGGTGAACGGCTCGTCAGCCGTGTTCTGCGGATCGCGCTTTCACGGGTTCCGCGCTTCCTTCCCTCCTGTGCAAGAGCAAGCTGATCTCCCATCCCAGGCAAAGACAGCCCAAGCTGCTCAAGTGTACCTCCATACGCCTTCACACGGGCAGTGGACTCAGTGATCGCTTTCTCGTATTTCGTCATCTGAGGCTGATACGTCTCTTTGATGTCCTTGTCATACCTCGCAACATCAGCTGAAAGCTGTGCAAGATTAGTCCGGTATGTACTGAATGCCTCTGCATCATATGCAGACTTGACTGCCTGGGCCTTGCCCTCAACATCATAGGCCGTTCCCAGATCCGTGATTGCCTTCGATCTTCCTTCAATGTCATAGAGGCTGACAAGATCCTCCCGCTCACCGGGAATCGCTTCTCCACGGGCCTTCAAACGACTCATCTCAGTTGTATAATCCTCATAGTCCAATTCATCAGGATCGCCTTCCGGATAAGCCCATTTCATTAAAGCTGAAAATGAAACATCGGTCCTCCCTTGACCCTCCGGAGAACGCGGGTTCCAATCAAATTCCTGTGAATAATCAGGGCCTTCAATCAGCTCCTTCTGGAGCGTCAGCATCGATTCCAGATCGGAAATCCCCTTCCGGCCCGGTGCAAGAGCTTCCTTCGCCTTGGTGATTGCCGACTCAAACTCAGTCCAGGGAGGTACATAACCCTCTTCAAACTGCTTCACATAGGGAGAAAGAATGGTCGAAAGCTCATCGACTCCATAAGTCTCATCACCCCAAGGTGACCAAGTCCCTGCCTTCCAGCCACTGAGCTGAGTCTCTGCTTCCGA